TGGACAGAAGAAACTAAAGAGCAATTTGTTAGACGTGAAAGTGAAACTGAATATCTGTTTTATAAAAAAGTAGGCTCATTTAAGAAATAATTATATGACAACATGGACAACAAAACTTGGACAAGACATAGAGTATAAAGACTTAGATGACAAACATTTGTTAAACATAATAAAACATATATATAAACTATCAGAAATAGGAGTTATTGCAAAAGTAAAAACTTATTTTGATAGTGGTTATGATGGAGATAGTTATCTACCTGATTATATATACAAAATGCAAATGGTTTTTGGTAAAGATGTTTTGGGAGCTTTTGATTTAAAAGGATTATTAAAAGAAGTTAAAAAAAGAAAATTACAAACTAACATACTTTGTATACATTCAAAAAAAGATGTATACAAACTATAAAACCAAAAAACAATTATATGACAGAACAAGAATTAGACGACTACCTTTACGAACTTGAAAGAAAAGTAATAGATTGGAAAGACGATACAAGACTAACTGGTAAAGAACGAGAAATGCTACAAGACATCATAAGAGAATACGAAAAATTTGCTAAAAAGTTATTTACTTATCAAACTAAAGAAATCAAAACACAATAAAATATATGTACAAATATCAAGATGAAAAAAGACAACACCTACATACTTTAGACGGAAAACCATTGTATGGTACTAGTAGTGTTGCTGACGTACTTGCAAAACCTCTTACGTGGTGGGCAAGTGGATTAGCAGTTAAAATATTTGGTTGTCCAGATCCGAAAGTATTAACTAAAATAAAAAACAAACTAGCAAGTGAAAAAGAAAAAGAGGGATTTGCCTCATCAGCAAATGTAATGCTACAGAAGATAAAACTAATGGGTATTGAGGAGTATATGAAGTTAATTGATAGTGCATACAGAAACCACCAAACAACATTAAGTGATAAAGCAGACGAGGGGACAGAGTTACACGCAGAGTGTGAGAGATTTATAAAAGATGAAATAGCTGGAGAGAAAAGATTAGCAGAAGCCTACCACCCTAGAATATTACCTTTGATAGAATGGTCAAGAAAATATGTTAAAAAACATCTTTGGTCAGAAATAAACTGTTATTCAAGAATAATGTGGACTGGAGGGATATCAGATTGGGGTGTGGAGTTACACAGTTGCGAATTAGGAGGGTTACAGATAGAGGAGGGAACTATTGCAGTTGTAGATTTTAAAAGCTCTAAGGAGGCTTATTTAAGTCAATTCTGGCAAGGTTGTGGATATGCTATACAGATTGAGGAGAATGGAGGTTACACAGCAAATGGAGAAAAGGTATTTGCATTTGAGGAGGGTAAAAAAGTTGGAGCTATAATAATTATACCTTTTGGAATGGAAAACCCATACCCTCAAGTATTTACAGAAGTTGGTGACGGAAAACAAGCTTTTAAATGTGAGTTATTCTTACATAAGAGATTACCAAAAAATTAAACTAAAAATAAATATATGCAAGATTTACAAATACAAAAAGAACAAATAGAAGAAAAAATAGAACAATACAAAGAACTTATTAGAGATAAGGAAAATGAAATCTCTGTATCTAAAACATACTTAGAAGATCTAGAAGAAGAACTGCAGGGATTAGATAGAGAAGAAGAAGAACTTGAGAGTGAACTTACAGACATAGAGCTTGAGATAGCAACTTTAGAAGATACACAATAAAGATTACAAAAAAATTAAACTTAAAATAAATATATGACAAAAGAAGAACTAGAGTACGAAATAGCTAAATTAAAACACTTTGAAAAAGCCTGTAAACGACTAATATCTTCTTATAAATCTCTTGTGGAAAGAAATCAAGAAGTATTAGATGACACAACTCTACAACTCTCTAAACTAGAACTAAAACTTGCCAAGATCGAGGAAGAAGAAGAACTTGATGATGAACTTACAGACATTTACAGGAATAAATCTTAAGATAAACAATAGCCTTTTTATAGGTTGTTGAGGTGGGGAGTTCAATCCGGAGATTGAGCCTCTCCCCCAGCACTTTATAAAATATTAATCATTAATTAAATAAAAATTATGAAAACATTTAAAGGACTGGTATCAACAATAGCAATAGTAATTGGATTTACGTTTATGCTTTCAGGAGCAACAGATTTTCATCTAGGTATAGGAGTTATATTGGTATCTATGGGTTTACTTAACCTATAAAAAAAATTAAACAAAAAAATAAAACAATAAAAATAAAAATTATATGTCTTACACAAAAGAAGAATTAGTAGAAATGTCAGGAGAGAAAGCTTATAGAAAGCCAAAATCCCTACAGTTAAACACAATAACATTTAACGGAAAAGAGGGAAAGTTTGTTTTTACAGATATTCTCTCTGGAAGAGGAGCTGACAATAAGTATACAAAAAAAGATTTAGGTACACAAGTAGAATTAGTATTTCTTAAAATAAGAAGAATACTATCAAAATACAAGAAAGCACCAGCTATTAGTTTGCAAACTAATGAACATAGTACAACAAAAGATGTTGTTATGTTATATGGGGCAAATGAAAAAGGAGTAGCTGGAGAGATTAGAGAGAAGTACCCTGAACTAAGAACTCAACAAATTGTTTACGCATACGTACCTCTGCTAAAACAAATGGTTAGATTATCTGTTAAAGGAGCTTCACTGGGATCTGAAAACAAATCAAAAGACGTAAAAGGTTTTTATGATTATCTTACCTCATTTGCAAATGACGAACACTCATTTGAGTTTATGACTGTATTAAAACCAATACAGGAATCTGGTGAGCTAGGAGCTTACTTTGCTATTAATTTTATTAAAGGTGGACTTATTACTGATGAAGTAATACAAAAAGAAGTTTCTGATAACTTAACAAAGGCTTTTCTATCTATTAAAACTATTGATGACTATTACAAAATAGCTGATATAGAAAAAATAAGAGAAGATAACAACAAAGAATATACAGAGAACGGAACAATGGACGGAGGTTTATCAGATGATGATATAAATCCAGAGGACATACCTTTTTAAAAGATTATTAAAACATGCAGGAGGTTCAAGCCTCTTGTCCTGTCTACACTTTTGTTTATAAGTTTTGACGACCAATAAACCTAGAAATAAAATATATTTTTTTACCAGTAGACAGGACAAGGGATTTGAGCAACTTGTATTTAATTGGTAAATACCATATAATATAATTATGAACAAAAAAGAAAAAGGAGGGTTAAGTTCAATGTCAGATATAGTTTTAAAGTTTCAGAATCCAAAAGTAAAAGTTGTAACTAAAAAACCACCACACGAAAAGGCAGCAACTGTTGATGAAATACAAAAAGTGCTAGGGTTTAGCTACAATGATAAATACGGTTATGTTTACTGGTTAAGAAAAGTAAGAGGTAGAAACTATAATGAGGTTATGGGTATGCTAAAGCAGATTGAGGGAGTAGATAAAAAATACAATAAAGGGGGACTATTAACAAATATGTTGTCTAACAAAAAACCAAAAATAAATAAATGAAAAACACAGTAAAAGAAAGTAACGATATAAGTAAGACAGAGGCTAGAATAATACAGTATACAAAAATCGCACTAGCAATTATTGGACTAATCATATTATCAAAAATAAAAATAATAATAATATAAATATATGTACAGAGAAATAGAATTTAAAATAAACTACAGAACAGGAGAAAAGACATATTTGTCAGTGGACGCACAAAGTGTGGAAACTAAAGACGGAGTACAATATGCTACAGGAATAAATCAAGTAAGTTACCAGATAGATTGGATTGATAATAGTCTATTACAATCTACAGGAATGTTTGACAGGGACGGAAAGAAAATAGTACACGGAGATATATTAAAAAATGTTGAAACTGAGAAGCATTACGAGGTAATGTTTGCATGTGGAGCTTTCTTTATTATAGAAGATGAGGACGAGAACAGTGATAGAATATTACTAACAGAAGCATTAGTTATGAAAATGCAGATAGTTGGTGATATATTTAATAATCCGGAGCTAGTTCAGACTTGGATTGTTGAAGAAGACTTTATTAACAAAATAGCTGAACAACAAACAAAAAACAATGAAACAAATTAAAATACAAAACCTATATTTAGAAGTAATAACTGAAATACTCAGTTCATTTATGCTTGATGAGGTAAAATCAATATCAAGAAGAAGATTTATTAGATCTATAAAGGAATATGTAGAAGATATTAAACTATCTAAAAAGTCTATTGCTGAAAAGTATGCAAAAAAAGATGATAAAGGTGAGTATATTATTGTTCAAAACAATTACCAATTTTTACCTGAAATACTAAAAATATTTACAAAAAAAGTAGGTGAAGTAAACAACGAATACACTACATTAGATTTAACACTTTCATCTGAAAAAGACTTAAGTGTTGTACAGGAAATTATAAAAGACGAGGCAACAAAGTTTATTGATGCAAATAAGAATGAGTTTAATGCAGAGGGTTATGACTATGTAGCAACACTACAGGAGATGTATACTATGCTAAATCCTCTTGGTGAACAGCCTGAATCTAACGAAGTAGCAGAATAAATATATGGAGAATAAAATATCAACAACTTATTTAGAATCTGTAGAGAAGTTTATAGAGATTAAGGATTTAAATAATTCTCAAATAAATACTGAATTACTAATTCAATACGCAACTTACCTAGACAGTTTTTCTGTTTTAGATGATAAAATTAAACTTTTAGCATACGAGAAAGCAAGAGAGATAGACGGAGAAGTTTTAAGAGAAATGGCAAAACACATACCTCATAAAAAACTAACACAAATAGTAACAACAATTCAAGATAGGTTCAAACATAAAAAAGCATGGAACAAAACGGACACAATCTAAAACTAGCACCTCATTTCTTTGAATATGAGGGACAGTCTAATTACAATGAAGTAGACCACGGAGTCTATCATTTTATACTTACTAAAGTTATAGAGATTGCTAATTGTGGAGGTATTGGTAGAGAATATAAAGACTGTAAATATCCAATGAAAGGCTTTCCCTTTTTTGAGGCTATGTATGCTATGGACATTGTAAAGAAAAATACACTAGTATTTATAAAGACTTTAGCACATAGAGGTATGATCTTACCTATCTTAACTTTTGCTATATTACCAAGAAAAACAAAACTAGGTGTAATAAATCAATCACTTGAAGCGTATAAGAGAATAGGAGATTATTCTATGATGGGTATTTACTTAAAACATAGGTACTACAGTCCTTGTCCAAAGGCTTTGTGGAGTTTTGTTAATACTTTTCTTATGGAAATAGGTATTAGAAAAGACTTGGCTGAGGGTGTTGGTAAGATAGTTGCAACTATGATTGAATACGATGACGCGTATAGATATAGATTTGAGGACGCTATGAGTGAGTTTACTTATGAGGAATGGTATAGAAATCCAAGAAAGTCAGCTCTTAAGTTTGCTAACATCTTTGAGGAACGAGATAAACAGGTTGGAGAAAAGTTTGTTAAACTAGCAAAGCTATTAAGGTTTATATTTATAATACCTAGTATTAAAAAAGCTTTTAGAAAAGCACTAACTGTTTGTAATTTTAAAGATTTACAATTAGATGACGCAGATAGATATCATTGCCACTTAAGAACTGGTTATAACTTTTTTGGTATGGAAGACGAGGAAAGAATTAATAAATGGGTAGAAATACACAACGGTAATATACCTGAACAGATATTAATTAAAACTGTATAAGATGATATTAAAAAATCCATTTAGTACCAATACAAGATGTTTATATTTATATAACAATTATGAGTGTTGGATATGTGGTACTAATGGATCTCACTGTGGGGGAATGGAGATACACCATATTTGGGGCAGAATATCAGCCTCAGCACTCAATTCATCTCCTTTATGTAAGATGTGCCATAGTCATATCGGACACACCAGATACGAGAGAATAGACCTACTTAAGAAGACTATAGCTTTTCTTTTATCTCAAGGGTATAAACTTCAAGAAGAAGACAATCAATTTTTAGAAATAATAAAAGATGATTTGCGAGGAATAAAATTGTAGAGTATAATAAAATGGTGGTTACCAAAATATTAGAAAAAGATATACAATTAGCAATATGTGATTATCTAAAATTAAAAGGTTGGTTTTTTTGGAGGCAAAACACTAATCCTATTTATGATAAAAAAACAAAATCATTTAGAAGAATGCCAAAGTATGCCAAAAATGGAGTACCTGACATTATTTTAGTAAAGAGAGGGGAGTTTATAGGTTTAGAGGTAAAGTTACCAAAACGCAAACAATCAAAAGTACAGATTGAGTTTCAGGACGAGCTACGACAAGCAGGGGGAAAGTATTATTTAATAACAAGTATAGAAGATTTACAAAATATAGGATTATGACAAAAAAAATAACAACAAAGACCATAACAATATCACCTCAAAAGCTAGGTATTATTATTAATACAATAAGGGACGAGAATGAGATTATTATTGAGGGAATAGGTTTATTTAAGGTAAAAAAGATAAAGGGTAGAAAGTTTATGCACAACAAGGGAAATAAGATAGTAACAACAAAAACAAAAAACAAATTAACTTTTACACCAACATTAGCACTAAAACAATATATACAACAATGCCAAACGAAAATATAAAAATAGAATACATAAAAGTAAGTGAATTAAAATTTGCTGATTATAACCCTAGAAAGGCAACTAAACAGGAGTTTGAGAACTTAAAAGAGAACATTGAGAAGTTTGGTTTCCTAGATCCTATTATCGTAAACTCAAATCCAGCTCGTAAAAACATTATAATAGGTGGACATTTTAGAACACGAATAGCTAAAGAGCTAAAAATGGACAGTGTACCTGTTGTTTATGTTGATATTGCAGAAGTAGAAAAAGAAAAAGAACTAAATGTAAGACTAAATAAAAATACAGGTAGCTTTGACTTTGATTTACTAGCTAACTTCTTTGATAATAAAGAGCTTTTGTCTTATGGTTTTACTATGGGAGAGCTAGGAATGGGAGATACAAAAGGAGGTCCGGGTGAAGTTGATGTTAATTCTCTTAGTATTAATTCAACAATTGTACTATCTTTTAGTAATAGTAAATATTTAGAAATCTTAGATCTTTTTCATCAAGCAAAAGACGGTCTTGGTTTTAGTACAAATGAAGAATTAATTGAAAACTTACTTAAAGATAATGTTTAATTATGAATGGAAAATAGAAAACGGTTACCCAGGAAACGGAACAAAAGCTAATAATCTAAAAGTTTTCAGTACATTTGCTTGTGGTGGTGGCTCATCTATGGGTTATAAACTTGCAGGTTTTACAGTAATAGGAGCTAATGATATAGATCCACAAATGGAAAAAGTATATAAAGCTAATCATAATCCAAATATATACTTAAGGTGTCCAATTGGTGATTTAATATCAATGGAATTACCAAAAGAGTTATACAACCTTGATATTTTAGATGGATCACCACCGTGCTCTACATTTTCAGTAGCAGGACTTCGTGAAAAGTCTTGGAAGAAAAACAAGAAGTTTAAAGAGGGGCAAGCAAAGCAAGTATTATCTGATTTATTCTTTGACTGGATTAAATTAGTAGATAAATTACAACCAAAAATAGCTATAGCTGAAAACGTAAAAGGAATGATAATGGGGAATGCTAAGGCTTATACACAAACAATTGTAAAAAAGTTAGAAGATATTGGATATGATGTTCAATTATTTTTGTTAAACTCAGGTAATATGGGTGTTCCTCAAAAAAGAGAAAGGGTATTTTTTATATGTAGGAGAAGAAATTTAAATTTTAATAAGTTAAAACTTTCATTTAATGAAAAAAGTATTATATTATCTGAAGTAATAAAGAAAGTAAAAATACCAATAGGTAAAGTATTAAGTCCTGCTTATTCAAAATGGTGGTTTGCTATGGGAGAAAAATCAGGTTCATTTGGTAAAACTCACCCTAAAGGGAGCTTTTTTAATACTGTAAAATGCAACCCTTTCAAAGTAATAAATACTATTATAGCTACTACAGGAGCAAAATTAACCCATTGGAATTATCCTAATGAACTTTCAAATGAAGTATTGGGATTGTGTGGATCATATCCTACTGACTATAAGTATCTTGATTTAGACCCTAAATATCTTATTGGCATGTCTGTACCTCCTGTAATGGTGGCTCAAATAGCGCATCAAATATATGTACAATGGTTTAAACTTGGATAGTCATTTCACTTTGTGGTATAATCCAAAACATGGAAAACAAAGAGTTATTAAAAATAATTGCAGTGAATAATAATGAAAATATTGATTTACAGAAAGAAGTTGAGTTTGAATTATTTGCGTTGTGGCTTTCAATACCACCATTACTAAAGAACCCACCAAAACAAAAAGACGGAAGTGTACCTAGTGGTAGAGCTATGGCTGTTAGTATGGGTATTGATGATGAGGGAGTTTTAGATCTCTGTGAATTAAAAACAAACCTAGATTTTTCAGCAAGATATGATGTACACATAAACACATTAACAACTTGGAAAAAGAAGATAAAAGAAAAAGGTGCAACTGGTTTACCTATGATGCAAAACTGGGCTCAAACAATGAGTTCTAATTTACTTATGAGTTTATATCAACACGCAATGAAAAAAGGAAACCCATTAACAATTAAACTATGGTTTCAATTAGTAGATAACTGGAAAGAAAATATAAAAGTAGACCATGTATTTACACCTGTTGAAAGTATAGAACACGATATATATGAAACCAAACCAAAACTTGAAAATAAAGTGGACTAAAACACCAAAACAAAATGAGGCTTGGAAAGTACTTAATGATGACAGTACTATTGAGTTGCTTTTTGGAGGTGGAGCTGGTGGAGGTAAAACAGATTTTGGAGTTTCTTGGGGAATATTCTTATCATTAAAATATATAGGAATAAGAGGCTTTTTTGCCAGAGAGGAACTTAAATCATTAAAGGAATCAACACTTCTTACTTTCTTTGACGTAGCAACTCGCTGGGGGCTCAAGGAGGGAGTGGATTATAAATATGTAGCTGATTCTCATATTACATTTACACAGACTGGCTCAACTATTTATCTAAAGGAATTAAAACTATTACCCTCTGACCCTCAATTTGATAGACTAGGTTCAACAGAGTTTACTTGGGGATTTATTGATGAGGCTCAACAAGTAAATGTAAAAGCAAAAAACGTAATACGATCTNGACTAAGATATAAGATAACAGAGAATGGGTTAAGACCTAGATTACTTATGAGTTGTAACCCTAGTAAAGGACATCTATACACAGACTTTTATAAACCAAGTAAATCAAATAAATTAAGAGCAGATAGAAAGTTTATACAGGCACTAGTTACTGATAACAGTAAGATAGACCCTAACTATATTGAAAACCTAAAAGGACTAGACCCTATCTCAAGAGAGAGGTTATTAGCTGGTAACTGGGAATATGACGCAGACCCTATGAAGTTAATTGAGTATGATAAAATTATAGATATGTATACTCTTAAACTACCCATAACAGGAGTAGAACAAAAGTATATAGTAGCTGATATAGCACGACTTGGAAATGATAAAACAGTTATTGGTTACTGGGTGGGAATGACTTGTACACGAATTGCTATGTACACAAAACAAGATACAGCAGTTACCTCAAGAGTTATTAAGGAATGGGCAGACAAATACGGAGTACCTATATCTAATATACTTGTTGATGAGGACGGAGTAGGTGGTGGTGTTAAAGATAATTTAAGATGTAAAGGATTTGTTAATAACTCAACAGCAAAACTAAAACAGAATTATGCAAACCTAAAAACACAATGTTACTATAAACTGGCAAAAGAAATAAATCTTGGACGTGTTGCTATTAGATGTAATTTACCGGAGATACAGGAAATGATAAACCAAGAACTAGAGCAGGTAAAAGCAAAAGACGCAGACAAAGATAAGAAACTAGCTATTATTTCTAAAGATGAGGTAAAAGAAAACATAGGTAGATCTCCTGACTTTTCAGATATGCTTATGATGAGAATGTACTATCAACTTGTAACAAGACCATCAGTATTATGGATTTAGAATAGTTGTGCTATAATTTAAATATAATAAATAAATCAATGGCAAAATTTAACATACTAAAAGCACTTGGATTTAATTCAAGCTCAAAATCAATATTTAATCCATTTTCTGGAAGAAGTGTAACTAATATGTTTTCTTCAATGTCCAATATCTTTACTAAGAATACAGACTTCTTATCAGAATATAAAAACTGGGTTTATGCTTGTGTAACAACAAGAGCAACAGATGTAGGAAACATACAACTAAAACTATTTAGTGGAGATAAAGAAATATTTACATCACCTTTATTAGATTTACTTAAAAAGGTAAATCCAACAATGACAAAGCACGACTTGTTTAACAATACTCAAACATATCTAGATCTTGACGGAAATGCTTTTTGGTTTTTAGCTCGTGAGGAAAATGCAGGTAGAGAAATAAAAGAAATATATCTATTAAGACCAGATAGAGTTTCAGTAGTATCTGATAAAGAAAATCCAATACAGATAGCAGGTTATGTTTATAAAGCACAAGACGGAGGTAAGATTACTTTTGAGGCAGATGAAATAATACATTTTAAAAACTTCAATCCTCAAGCTATGTATCCATACCCAGCAAAAGGAATGGGTATTGTTGAGGCTGCGTACTTTTCAATACATACAGATAATAAAATGAGAGAGTTTAATTCAGCCTTTTTTAAGAACTCGGCACGACCAGACGGAATGCTTATACCAGACGGAGATTCAGCTATGGCACCAGAGGAGTATGACAGGCTTAAAGAGGAGTGGAACGAGGAACATCAAGGAAGTGCTAATGCTCATAAGATAGCAGTGCTACAGGGTGGCTTAAAATGGCAAGAGATAGGACGTTCACAGAATGATATGCAGTACTTAGAGCAAATGAGATTTAACAGAGATGAAATATTGTCATTGTTTAGAGTACCTAAAAGTCTTATTGGTATTTCAGAAGATGTAAACAGAGCAAACGCAGAGGCAGCAATATATGTTTATTCTCTTAAAACTATAAAGCCTCTTATGCAATCTATAGTAGATACTCTTAATGAGTTTCTTGTACCCTATTTTAAAGACAAGGGATTATATTTAGATTTTGTATCACCTGTTACAGAAGACAAGGCAGAGCAACGAGCAGACTTTACAGCAGGGATTGATAAGTGGTACTCACGTAATGAGATTAGAGAGATATTAGGATTAGCACCTACAGTTGGTGGAGATAACTTTATGGGTACTCTTAATCAAATACAAATAGATAACACAACACCAATAAAAAGAAAAAAGGAATTAGAGAAACCAATTGAAAAAAATGTGTCAGATCTTGTTAATAGTTTTGTTGCAAAATTACCAGAATCAAAACATAAAGGACTAAAGAAAATTGAGGGTACAGCAAAGTCAGCATATATTCAAACTTGGAAAAATCATTTAGATGTTCTTGAGGGACCATTAAAGAAAAAGCTAGTTTCTTATTTTGAAGAACAAAAATCAGAAGTTATGAAAAATCTTAATAGTGAATATAAAGGACTTGAGGCTAAAGAGTTTAAGGTAAAAGGAATATCAAACATTGTATTTGATTATGATGATTCAATAGGTTTAGGTATTAGTTTAATAACACCATTTATTAGAGAGTACATTGAGAAGTCAGGAGAGCAAGGTACAGTATTAGCTAGTGGAGAAAAGTTTGATTTAGATACACCAAGAATAAAAGACTTTATACCAAAACGAGCAGAGTATTTCGCAAAATCAATAAATGACACAACAACAAATAAACTATTATTCTCAATACAAGAGGGAATAGATAACACAGAAACATTAGAGGAGATATCAAAAAGAGTTGCTGATATTTACGATATAGCTGTAGGCTCAAGAACACAAATGATAGCAAGAACAGAAGTTGCTGCCTCATCTAATTTTGGAGCTGTTGAGGCTTATAAACAAGCAGGAGTAGAACAACATCAGTGGATAGTTGTTAATCCAGAAGACCACGATTGTATAGTTAATGAGGGAGAGGTAGTTAAAATAGGAAGTCCATTTAATGACGGAAGCACAGAAGCACCAGTACACCCTAATTGTTTTTTACACCATACAATAAAAATACAAACAGATAATGGAATAAAGACAATTAATAAAATAAAGGTTGGTGATAATGTTTTAACTCATAGAGGTAGATATAAAAAAGTTACTAAAGTATTAGAAAAAACAGAGAGATACAAAGGTGATGCTGTTCAGATAACTTATAAAGGTAGGTCAAAGAAATATAGAAATAGCTTCACAGTTACACCTGAACACCCTTTCTTAACTGTTAAGGGTTGGGTTATGGCAAAAGATTTAACAACTTTTGATGACTTATATGTTTTAGCCAATAGATGTTCTGCATGTAATTCAAAAATACCTCACTGGAAAACATTTTGTTCTGCATCTTGTGTTGTAACTGATGAAATAAAACAAAAAATAGGATTAAAAAACATGGGAGAAAATAACGGAATGTATAACAGAATTGGGTCATCAAGTCCTAACTATAAAGGGGGTAAGGTTTCTTATAGAGGTTCTCATTGGAGGGTAGAAAGGAGAAAAGCACTTGTAAGAGATAATTACACTTGCCAAGATTGTGGTATATCAGAAGACCATAATAAAGACTTATACAAAGGTCAAGGATTACAGGTGCATCACATATCTCCATACAGAGAAACAAAATGTAATGAAGTAGATAATTTAACTTCACTATGTCATAAGTGTCACGGAGTAAGAGAAGGAACTTTAAACAAAAAAGTGCTTATGTCAGGAGGGGCAGAGTTTATACTTATGCCTATTAGAGAAGTAGAACATATTAAAAACTACAATGGAGAAAGATTATATAACTTTGCAGTAGAAGAAGATGAAAGTTATATAGCTAATGGTGTGGTACACCCTAATTGCCAATGTACAACAATACCTGTTTTTGAAGATTAAAAAAATATGAAAAACAAAGAAGACAAATCATTTTTAAAAGAAGTTTTAAAAGACGAAATTCGTCCGTTTTTGTTAATGATTAAAAATCAGATAGCAGAGTCTAATTTAGTAAATAAAAATCAAGTAAAGACAGAAGTTTATGATAGTGATGACAATAGTGTTGTTGTTAAATTAAAGAAAGGAGATGACGGATACACACCTATTAAGGGTATAGACTATTTTGACGGAGAAGACGGAAAAACACCTGTTAAGGGAGTTGATTACTTTGACGGAAGAAATGGAAAAACACCAAAAAAAGGAATTGACTATTACACACAAATAGAGATAGATAGTTTTTTAAAAATAATAACACCTGTTAAGGGAAAGGATTATTTTGACGGAAAGGACGGAGTAACACCCATAAAAGGAAAAGACTATTTTGACGGAAAAAAAGGAGATAACGCAAAAGAAATATCACCAGAGCAAATACGATCTAAACTAGAAAGTTTAAGACTAGGTTCACGATTAAGAATAAGTGCTATTAATGGACTTAGAGAGGAGCTTGATAGATTAGTTCAAATGAAACCAAGC